GTGATAGAGGAGGTTTCTATGATATCTCCAGGATTGATTTTGACATCAGCATTTCATTTAGAGGAGTGCACATAATGGCTACAGTTTGTTCTAATTGTGATCTTGATGGTAAATATTATATAGGAGATATAGGTACTGAGATAATTGTAGATACTTGTGTTGATTTAGTTGAAGCTGGAGCTACAGTTACAAATTTGATTGTTGAAAAGCCAGATAGGACAGTTGAAATATGGGTTGGTTCTATTTATGGAACAACAAGTATTAAATATGTTGTTCAGGTTGGTGATTTTGACCAGGCAGGTCCATATAGAATTCAAGCATATGTTGAGATGCCTGGTTGGACTGGTAGGGGTAATACAGCAACATTCCAAGTAACGGATTTGTTTGGTTAGTTTTGAGACGAATAAGAAAATATAAATGTACTAATGGGCCATCTACGTTGTGTCAGTTTTCATTAAGTAGTAAGACAATAAAATTAATGAAAGAAATTGAGAATGAATGGCCTAAAAGATTAAAGGAATCTCGTTTCTTTTTTTTACTAGATGTAGCAAATTTTTTAGTAGAGGAAGTTAAAAAGGCGAATGTATCAATTAGTATTGACGGAAAAGATAAATTATATGCAGAAGATTTGAGAATAGGGATAGTAGATAGTGAAGAAGAAAATGATGTAATTGCTATTTATTTAGATGGTGAAAATGCAGAAGTAACAGAAGAATATGCTACAAAAACAGTATTATATTTTAATTCACATAATGGTTCACCTGAATGGATATCTGTATTAAATAGATATGGTCCTTGGCCATCAAATATGGTTCCTATTGAAGTTAATTCGACACATGCTAGAATTGTTTCGAGATTGGCAAGAAAAGATGAAATTTTAGCATTACAAGAGAGAATATTTAAGAATAGAGGTAAGATTGAATTGGATTTTTTACGGTCAGGAATTCCAAATGTTGATATTGGTGAAACAACAAATGGAATAGGGCTTAAAGTTCATGAAGATTTGGGATATAATGTAATTAGAAAGGAATTTGGGTTTGATGGTGAAAAAGGAAGAGCGCATTGGAGGCCAGCTTTTAAGGAAACAAAAAAATATGCTATGAAGTGCATGGAAAAGGTTGTAGAATATATACAGACTGGTGATAAAAATATATTTAATTTATCATTAAAAGCTGATAGAATTAATTCGTCTGTAGTTAAATCAGGAGAGGGTTTTGCAAAAGAACTAGCTCCTTTTTTGAAATAAGAGTTGAGAGGTGAAAGATGACAAAATCGGTTGATATAAATCCTAATAATGTTGATAAGAATAGTAGTAAGGTTAGTAGGTTAGATGATTTGAATATTACTTTGATGGGAGTAGAGAATGATTTGATGGGTAGAGCTTTGGATAGAAGTAGAGATGAAGTAGAAAGAGCATATGATTTTATAAATAAAGCTGCAGAGAATGATGTGATAGAAATAGATTGTGATGGTTGTGATGATGAATCTAATATTGTACAATCATCCAGTGATGAAGATAAAGATAAGAATAATGAGCCTGTTAAAGAGCCATCTGATTAATTTTTTGGCGAACTCGAGTTCGCAAGAGGATTAAATGACAGTAATAGGCACTTTGGATGTTAGGGATTTTGATTTGGGGTGTATGCTTACCATTGGTGCTGAAATTGTATATTATTCTATTGACGGTGATTTTAGAGCGCAATATGTAGTTGATGTTGATGGTGTAAATACAGATATAGATAGGTTTCAAAACAAGGTTCCTGCTTTTTTTGATTCTCCTGAAGATGCCTATCAAGATTATATTCTTCCATGTTTTGTGTTTAAATCTAACAGTATGAATGATGCTTTTAATAGGCAACCATATGCTGGTACTGTTGGGCGTGCTCCTTCTAAGGATGCGATTCCAATATATGGAGATAATGGTATCATAATAGGTTATAATAAATATGAAGAGCAGATTAGGCCAGACCCATATGATATAGGTTTTGACCTTATGATTTATGCACGAAGGAAACAAGAATTAAATAGAATGGTATCTCATGTAATGAAAAAGATGAGACCGCCATACTTTAATTTTAAAGTTGTTGACAGTTTGGGAGATGTGAGAGAATATGATGCAGGAGATATGTCATATTCTAACGCATCAGAATTGGCTGATATTGCTGACAGAATTGCTGCTTGGACGTTGTCTTTTACTGTGCGTGGTGAAATTGACACATTTGATGGGATTTGTTCTCCAGCTATGACAGATCCTTATTCTAGCGTTCAAATGGGCGTTGAAATGGAGAATTGATATGTCTTGGTATTATTATTCAGGAAGAGTTGTTAGGCCCGTTATGGTTGAGAAAGGACGATCTGTTTCTGTTAGACCTAATACAAAGGTTGAAATTATAGATGAATCTACGATTGAATTTAAATCGCTTTGTAGAAGAGGTTTTTTTCGTAGGACGAGTAGACCAAAAGATTTAAATGTAGATAAAAAGAATATTTCTGATAAAACATTTAAAGATGTTATTAAGAAATCAAAAATGGCAAGGCTTATTGCTGAAAAAGGTGTTACAATAGCTATGGATGTTCCTCCAGTATCGAAAGTTAAAGTTGAATTAACTGAAGGTGAAATGGAGAATATTTCATTGGATGAAATGAGTGAAGAGAAGAAAGTTGATATAGGTGATTTTTTAGATGTTGACCAGGGTGAAGCGTTGCCGAATATTGAAATAAAAAAAGAAGAAAAAAAGAAGAAACGCCGTTAGGTCGGCTTGGCAACATGGAGTAAAAAATGACTGATTACACATATCCTGGGGTCTATATTCAAGAGGTTCCTAGTGGTCCTGGTCCGATTACTGGTGTTTCAACATCTAATTTGGGTCTTATTGGTTTTTCTACCAAAGGTCCAGTTAATGAACCAATTATATCGACAAGTTTTCAGGAATTTTCGAACAGATTTGGAAGTTTTACAGAGAAGGGTTTATCTGCTCATGAAGCGTTTGCTTTTTTCTCTAATGGTGGACAAGTTTTGTATTTTGTTAGGGTTGTGGCTAGTGATGCTGCAACAGCTTATTGGGATTTTGCTGCAACAGTATCAAGTGAAAATGTATCAAATACTGCTGAAGGAACAGGGATTTATGATTTGGAATTAGATCATTCTCCGGTTGTTCCTGCTACATTGACATTGACTTTTACAAATTCTGGTACACCAGCAAATCAAAACGTATTTGTTGCTGATGCTAGTGGTGTGTTAACGTTAGATACAACAGCATCGGGTGTTTCAGCTGATGGTGGTACTGGTTCTGTTGATATGGAAACAGGGGAGATTCATGTAGAATTGACTACACCTGGTCAATTTACAGGAAGTACTGATTATATTGTAGCTGAATATAATTATACGATATTCAGGTTTAGAATGGCATGGCCAGGATTGGCTGGGAATTATTTTAGAGTAAGGATAATTCCAGGAAGTGATGATTATCTTGTTCAGGCTGAAGCTAGGTGGACAAGATTTACAGTAATCGTTGAAGAAGATGTAAATTATGATGCAACAAATCGTTCATGGTCAATTGTTGAGACATGGGCAGATCTTGTATTTGATGATTCAGAGGATCCAAATTTTGTTGCTACAGTAATAAATGCTGATGGTGCTGGGTCTGATTATATCGAAGTAGTTGATTATGGAAACGGAATGAATCCTGCAGCGCTTGCAGGAACACAAATTACGTCTGAGGATATTTCTGATACTCAATTACCACAAGGCAGCACTTCTACTCCTCCTGTTGCATATGACGGAACAACAAAGGCTTGGGAATATACATTGGCAAATGCTCCATTTCAGAAGACTTTGAATATGGATTTTCAGATGGCTGATGGCTTAGTATCTTTTACTGGTGCAGCCACAGCGGATAATGTAGTTCTTACAGATTCTGGAGCAAATTTTACTGGTGGTGGGGCAGCAGATAATTTAGCTGGTAAGATTGTTGTAAATATATCAAAGGGAGCATCTGCAGTAATAACTGCAAATGATGCAACGACAATAACAGGTGTATTAACAGGTGGGGCTGTAACATGGTTAACAGGTGATTTGTATGCTGTTATTGAGGCATCAACAAAGATAGGAACAGGAACTGCTCAAGCAAGTGGTCAAGAATCTGTAATATCACCTGGTAATACATCAAATCCTGTTCAGATTGTTCCTGGTTCAGTTGTGATGGAATTGACTCTTACTGGACCTACAACTGTTCATGTTATAGATGATGGATCTGGTAATTTATGGGATGGTTCTGGTGGATCGTTGGCAACAATTGATTATACAACTGGTCAGATTACAGGTATAAGTCCTACAACTGATGATCTTATTACGATACAGAGTGTTACAGCATGGGCAAGTGACACAGTTGCTGTTGGTAGCGAAATTAAATTTGGTTGTATATATGCAGTTCCAATTGCATTGGAGGATGATGCGGATGGGAATATGGTAATGTCAGATACCCAAGCAACTGGGTATCCTGCTAAGTTTTCGCTTAATCTTGTTTCTGGTGTAAATACTGTTAATTATACAACTGGTGTTGTTGATTTAACATGGAAAATTGAGGGTAATCCAGTTGCAGGTCCAGCAGGAGTATATTCTGAAACAGCAGATTATTATACAAATCCAGATGATGAGATAGCAACGGTATTAACAGGAGGGTCTGATGGTTCTTCTGTTTCTAGTGATGATGTTGTAGGTGCAGATTTGGCAGTTGACCAGGAAGGCATATATGCTTTTGGAAAAGTAAATGCCTTGATGCAACTTGTAGCTGCTGATTTTCAGACAGATACAAATGTTGCTGATGCACTTATTACATATGCTGAATTGGTGAAGGATAAATTTGTTATTTTGACGGTTCCTCATGGTCTTAGTTATCAAGAGGCTGTTAATTGGAAGAAATTTCAACTTAATAAATATACTTCATATGCTGCTTTGTATTATCCGCATATCAAGATTAAGGACCCTGTGAGTGGAGTAAATCAGGATATTCCTGTTGGTGGACATGTAGCTGGGGTTTACGCAAGGACTGATACTATAAGAAATGTTGGTGAAGCTCCTGCTGGTACCGAAAAAGGTGTTTTGAATTGGTCAACTGGTCTTGAAGTTGAGTTGACTGATACACAGGTTGGTATTATATATCCAGAAAAGATAAATGCTTTAGTAGCATGGGCTAATACTGGACGTGTTGTATGGGGTGCTAGAACATTAGATATTTCTGGAGGTGAATGGCCATATATTCAGATGCGTAGGCTTTTCATGTTTGTTGAAAAATCAGTGTTTAATAGTACTCATTTGCATGTATTTAAAAACAATGGTTCTTCATTATGGAGTGCAATAAGAACTCAGGTCGTTTCTTTCTTGTTAGGTTTGCACCAATCAGGATATTTTGCTGGAAATAGTCCAGATGAGTCATTCTTTGTGATTTGTGACCGGTCAAATAATCCTCAGAATACAGTGGACCAAGGTATCGTGTTTTGTGATGTAGGGATTGCACCTAATAAGCCAGCGGAATTCATAGTGTTCAGATTTCAGCAAAAGGCACTCACTAGTTAATAGGGGTTTAAAATGGCTCTAATAAAGGTAATTCCAAATGTGCTCATTCATGAGTTTTTGACTGGAGCTTCTTTATCAGGTGTTGCTCCAGTCAATGTAGAATATTCATTTGATTATGATAATGAAGCTAGTGGACCATTTGTAGTTGGTGACGCATTATCTTGGACTGGTGGAACGGGTCTTTTAGCAGATTTAGTAGATAATGGTACTACGGGAAGTATGACTATTGTATTGATAAGTGGAGTTGTACCAACTGATGGTTTGACTATTACAGGGGCACCGTCTGGTGCTACTTGTGATGTTGATGGTGTTGTAACATTAGTGGGTGATTGTGATTCTAATGAGACTATAAAGAGAGGGCGTTATAGAAGATATTGTAATTTGGCAGATGGTGGATTGATAGATATTGAAGAATCTGTTGCAATAAATGGTTTCAGAGTAAAAGATGTTTTGATTAGTGCACCTGGTATTACTGCGGTTATTTTTTATGTTGTTGATAGGGATTCGAATGCTGTATGTGCTGGTAGTGCAACTGTTACAACAGGGAATGGTTTTAATGAATGGATAGAACCTGGTTTACTTGTTGCTCCAGGATGTAAATTTAAAGTAGTTGGCACAGGTACATTAACTGATGCTGGAAGAATAATGTTTATTCTTGATAATGGATGGGGAGCAAGTGTATTTGATTTTGCACCATCGATAGGCAGGGAAAGTCGGCCTCCTGGTATGGATAGGCCATAAGGAGTTAATGAAATGCGAGCAGCAAATACAGATTTCATGCAAGGTTTTAGATATCATGTTGTGGCAAATAATGGGGAGGGCGATCCACTTCAACCATCAGTTCAATCTGATCGTGATGGTCATGATACAAATGGTCAAGCTGGTTTTCAATCGGTTACAATTCCAGAAATTTCGGTGGAAGCAGCTGAATATAGAGAAGGTATTTTTAAATGGACAGAAAAATTTCCTGGTCCACCTACTGTATCAGAATTGACTATGATGAGAGGTATTACAAAGCGTGATACTACATTTTATGATATGGTAATGGCATCTGTTGAAGGTGCGGAATATCGAGCAGATGTAATAATATATCATTATCAGAGATCTGAGATGGATTTAGCTACATCAGCTACAGTTGGTGATGATATTCGTAGGATTGAGTGTGGAGAATGTTTTGCTATTCGTGCTAAACCAAATGGAGATTTGGATTCTACGGCTGGAGATGTTTCTTTAGGTGAAGTAGATCTTGCAGTGGAAAAATTTGAAGTAAAATATTCTTAATATTTTTATGAAGGTGCATAAATGGCAAGAAATCGTTTATTGGATTTTATGCAAACTCATAAATTTTGGCTATTCGATGTAGTTCCAAGTTTGTCGCCTCCTTTTTGGGTTTTAGGGACACCCTTTTTAGGTTTTTCGAGTATTACAGCACCACAATATACTGCTGAAGTTGATAATATAAAACAGATCAATTCTATGTTTCGGAAATATGCTTATTCTGGAGGACAAGTTGATCCAATAGTATTAACAAGAGGTGTTCGTGGTTTTGATGATACTATGTGGGAATGGATGTATAGGGCAATAACTGGTCTAGAGGTTACAAATAGACATTTGTTATTGCTTCATTTTACGAATATTAGATTATCTGATAGTCCTTTTCCAAATGTGGCTGAAGGATTTCAATTTCCGATGACTGCTGGAATTTTTCTTCCTGGTAAAGCATGGCTTCTTTGGAATTCTATTCCAATACGGTATAAAGCTGGATCAGATTTTGATGGCAAAAGTGGTGAAGTTAGTTTGGCTGAATTAGAGGTTCAGCCAGAAGCTATAACAGAATTTACATTGTTAGATCCTGTATGATAATTTATAGATAATGGAATTTCAATATACTTCAACAATGACGAGAAGAGAACTTGCTGTAAAACTAATGAATGTTTTACGTGAAGGGTTCAATAAAAGATTCACAAAGAGAGCTTTTATTTCTCCTGTTCCAAGATCTTTTCCTGGTGGTCATGTAATGGTTATGTTGTCTCCGTTATATAATAAAAAAGGTGAAAATGTTGGTGAAATAAGGATTTATATCTATGTTTCAGAAGATGAAAATATACCAATTCTTATAAGATCAGAATGGACAAGAAATGCATTTGGTTTTTGGTATAGATACGATAATAGATTATTTGATAAAGATAATGTAATAGTTGATTTGTATTCAAAAATAAGAGACATTTCAAAATGGTTTTCTGTTACAGCAGATGGGACGGTTAAAGTTTTGTCAATGAATCGTATGTTTAGAAAAATAAAGAAAACATCTGCTCGTGACAAAGCAGTCAGAGTTGGAATGGTAATGGGATAAGGAATTGGTAAAATGAGGAATAGATTATCTGATTTTATTATTGATAAGCCGGTTAAAGAGGAACATGTATTATCTTACAAAGGTAAACGTCTTTTTAGGGCATTAAAATCCTTGGGAGAACGTTCCATTAAAGGACGTGATGTTGATAAATATATTTTTGAAGTTGTATATAAAAATGGTGTAGAAACATTAAGAATGCTTATCGAAGGTAGACATGCTTTATCTATTAGTAATCAGATAGCAAAAGGACTTTCAAATATGGACGAACTCGAGTTCGTTGATGTTGTGAAAACAAAGAATGGTGCGAAGATTGTACTTCGTTCTATTGGAGAGTAGGAGAGTAAAATGGGAAAATTAAAGATATATTCTGATAGTATAGATGAGTTACTGGTTAATAGGGTTGATGCTGATGTAATGAGTGAATCATCTGAGTTAGGTAATGATGATGAAAAGATTGATGAGGCTTGGAAGATTGAAGACTATATGTCTAATTTCGTTTCGGTAAAAGCTTTGGTTGCGTTGTCATTGTCGATAGTAAAGCGAATGAAAGGCAGTGCTCTTTCTAAATTTCAAGGAAAATTATCTGATATTGATAATGAGATGGAAAAAGAAATAGACAGAATGGATAGCAAAAAAGAGATGGAATTTAATAAATTATATATGAAAAAGATAAAAGGTGTTAAGGCTAAAATATTAGAAGAATTTGGTGGCGATTTTTTGAAAGAAATTGAAGAAGATAAAAGGGAAAAAGAATGACAATATCTTCTGGTAATATTGCTGGTGTGATAAAACCTATTGGAATGTTAAAATTACCGTGGTGTCCATGTAGTGGTAGAATTTGTAAAATTGAAGAAATTCCAGTTAATAAAAAGAAGAAGAGAAAGATTAGTGTGTATGAGATATTGAATATTGATGGTCATACTATGCTTGAAGAAGCAAGAGAAAAACGTCATATTGTGAATGGTAAACGTGGAATATGGCGCACAATAAGAGGAAGGCATTATTTTTTTCCGGATGATAAATCAGGTGTTATTCCTCCAATTAAGGGTTAATAATGGTTATTATGAAGGATATTATAGATTCTAGTGGTTCAGAAATGATGGAGGGTATTTCATATGGTGCTGCTGAGAAGTTAGCAGATAATATGATAAAAAATCCTAGAAGTGTAGCTATGTTGGATAGATATGGTGTTGAGGCATCTGAGGATATTACTAGATTGAAAGATGCTCTAGTTAAATTTCTAATAAATTATTTTAAGAGATAATAAAAAAATTGATGTTTCACGTGAAACAGAGAGGATGTGTAAGATGTGTAAAAAGAAGACTGTAAATGTTGTGAATTCTGATGATTTGAGGAAGAAAGTTTCTGATGTTGAGATATTTGGTAATCCAGATACTTTTCAGTTAATTTGTAAGGCAAGTTCCAAAAATGAAGGATGGATGAAGTCAACAAAGGCTATGGAGATTCCCGGAAGAGGATGTATAATACAAGTTTCTACACAGCAAGGTGATAATGTTGCAGAAGCTATTTGTTTTGTTCCGGATGTTGTTATTTTAGTTGATGATGAAAGTGGAAATAAAAAGATAGTAAAAGGATAATAATTGTGTTTTATGTCAAACACTTATTGATCCATTCAGTAATGAGAGCATCATAGATTTCACAGACATCGCATGGTTTAGTAAGAATATGTATATTGGGCATATCATATTTGAGTGTATAGTTTGCTGTATATATTACGAATGGTATTGTTGAATGTTGAACTATTTTTAGTCCGTCTGATTTGTTTGGGCAATCCCAATCGCTAAGGATTATGTCAAAATTTCCGTCTTGAAGAGCTATTAGTCCATCATCACAGGAATGTTTGACTGTTATACTTTTCCAAGTATTTTTCATTACTCTGGAAAGCATACGAGTAATTTGTTCATCATCATCAATGATTAGTAAATTCAGGTTTTTCATTGTTTTTTTACCATACGGCTATTTGTTTTTTGCATGAATCACAATGTTCAGTGTTTGATTTGGAGAGATGTGAATTCATAATAAAAATAGCAGTTCCTTCTTTTTCTAGTCGTTTAGCACATTCTGTACAATAGAGATAACCTCTGTTGTCGACTATTCCTGTAATTGTATTATTTGGGTCATTTTTTTGATAGATATAAATTTCTGAGGCTTTCATTAGTTTGTTCCTTTCTGTCGAAATCTTATCGACTATCTATATGAATATTAACATTATGATAAAGTTTGTCAACTTTTTTGATAAAAAAATGCAAAAGTGTTGATAATAATAGCATAAAAGTGGTATTATTTACTCAAGTAGTGTTTTAGGAAGGTTGTTATATGCCAAGGTTGAATGTTGAAATAAAAAGTGGTGTATATAAGAGGTTTCTTGATCAATGTAAGGAGGATGGTAGAAGTGCTAGTGATGTTGTTAGAGAGTTGATTTTAGATTATGTGGAGAGAAGAGTTAGGGAAAAATTTAGGATTGCTAAAATAGAGAAAGAAGTTACAGATGAATGAGATGAATGATGAAAAGGTTATCGATGATAAAATTGTATTAGGTAAGACAAAAGGTCATGTTCTTGATATAGGGCCAGGTTGTATTACTATTGAGTTGCCAGCAGGATATATTCATGAGGATGGAGAGCTTCACGTGCATGCTGTATTACGTGAGATGAAGGGACCAGAAGAAGAATTGTTGGCTAGTAAAGGTTCAATAGTTTCTAGATTGAATGTTATAATTGGGAATTGTTTAGAGCAAATAGGGTCTATTAGTGATAAGTCTTTATTAAGAAAAATAGCTTGTAATCTGATAGCTCAAGATAGAATGGCTATTCTTTTGGCTCTTCGTAGAATATCACTTGGTGATTTTTATGATTGTACAGTTACATGTCCAGAGTGTAATGTGAGTCAGCATGTTACGGTAAATTTATCAGAAATTGAAATTTCACCAATGCCAAATAGGATGGAAAGAGAAATGGTTAATGTTCTTCCTAGTGGAAGAGAAGTAAAATGGCATGTGATAAGGATAGAAGATGAAGAATGGCTTACAGAGCAGCGTAAAAGAAAAAGAGATAAAGAACTTTTAACATTACATTTATTGTCTCGTGTTGATTCGATTGATGATATTGAAGTAGATAGAAAGAATAAGTATAAAGAAGCTATTGATTTGTTGATGGATTTACCGATAAGGGATAGAGCTACTTTGAGAGATCTTTTTGATAAAAAAGAAGATAATATAGATACGTTGGTGCAGTTTATGTGTGAGAGGTGTGGACATGAATGGGAAGGTAAGTTGGATGTTGGTCAGCCAAGTTTTTTCTTCCCATCGGTCAAATAGATGTCCTTGAGGATGAAATGTTTTATTTAATGGAAAGACAAGGACAGAGTTATTTGACCATTATGAATATGCCATATTCAAGAAGAAAGCGGTTTGTAGAAAAAAAATCTTCATTAGATAGATCTGCTATGAATGTTAAAAAGAATCAGCAAAGTTATAGCAGACCAAGACGAAGAAGGTAACGAACTCGAGTTCGTGAGGTAAATAATGAGTTTTCTTGGTATATCATTGGAGATGGCAGCTGTTGATGCTGGGATGAAGGATGGCATTATAAAGGCTGCAAAAGCACTTGATGATGTTAACAAAATGTTAATAGACCAGGATAGTGTTATCAAGAAAATCAAGAAAGAGAATTTTTTTGAAGATACAGAAAAAAATGCCGGTAAAGCATCTAATAAAGTAGGTATTTTATCTAAGACATTTAAAGAGCTTGGCAATATTGGATCAAAATCTGCAAATAAAATAAAATCATCTTTTGATAAAATAAGAAATTCTGTGATGCAATTTAATATTGCTGATATGGCATCAAATGTTAGAACATTAACTGGAGAGACTGGTAATCTTACAAATAGTTTGGAAGCTACAATGGTGAGTATGCTTCAGTCTACTAAACCAGTTGCTGCATCATTGAATTTATCAGGAAAGGAGATGAGGAAGTTTGCAAGTCAAGCGGCAAGTATGGCCTATAGTATGAATACATCGGCTGATGCTGTTGCAGAGACAATGAGGTCAATTCATGTAGCTAATAAGGGAGCAACAGAGGCTATGAATGAATTGGGATTGTCTACAAAAGATTGGGTAAAAGTTGTTCAAACAACTAACGTTCCTATGTCTGAATATACAGCTATTCTTGGTGATATGACAACAAGTTGGCAAGCTTCACCAAAAGAGGCCGCTAATATGATTGACAGCCTTATGGCAATAGGAAAGGCTGCTGGAACTGGAACTGGTGCTGTAAAGAATGCAAAAGTTCAGTTGGATGAATTAGGGGAAGTTTTTAAAACATTGCCTCCTTCTATGGCAAGAACTTCTGACGAGATAATGAGTTTAATGCAATCATCAGCTAGAATGTCTGGTGTATTTAGAGAGATGGGAGATACGCAAGAAGAAGCTATAACAAAGGCAAATACTGTAGCAAGAATGTTTGCTGAACAGGATGTAGCTATTAGAAAAGCTTTAAATATTGGTGATGACCGTGCTCTTATGGATAATCCATTGCTTAAGTATCTTATGAGACTTGGTATTGGATTTGATTCGGCCAGAAAGATTATTGAAACTGGTAGTCGTGATGTAGTTGCTGGTATGAAGATGGTTAATAATGTTTATGCACGTTTTGGAACTGATGTGTCTCCACAAGTTCAAAGAGCTTTATCTGGATTAAGTGGTGCTCTTGGGGAAGGAGCTGCTGGATTATCATATTTGGCGACTAATACAAAACAAGGAACTGCTGCATTAGATAAAATGGCAAAAATGGCTGTTGATGGGTCTGGTGCATTAAAGAAATTTGGAAAAGATGCATATAGTTCCGGGTTAACCTTACAAGAAACATATGATAGAGCAAAAGAGTCATTTGATACAACTGTTAGAAGTATAGCTAGACAAAATGTAAGAAATCTTGTTGGAAAACAAATTGCTGGTATGCGTGAAGCAGGAAAAGAAATAAAAGAACTTGGTTCTGATAAAACTTGGGGACCATGGGTAAATGCATTATCTCAATTTCGTCAGATGGGTATTAGTGGTGTATTTGCATCTATGGCTGAATATACAGGGGTTGGTGCTAAAAACGCGGCAAAATTTGGATCTAAAATTGGATTAGTATTTGATACAGTTAGTCAGTTTGGAAGTGAACTTGCTCCAATAATGCATATGTTGGGTATGGCAGGTCCTCTTGCTCCATTAATTGCTGCTGGAGGTATTGGTGCTTTATTATTTATGGATGATTCGTCTGTTAGACAAATTTTAGGTCCATTTTATAAAATTTTTAATGATTTAAAAAATAAGGCTGCAAAAATATGGGATTATTTTATAGGTATTTGGGATAATAAAGTTGTTCCTAGGATTAAAGTATTTTGGAAATATGATATGAAACCAGCAATGATTGATTTTTGGAATGAAGATTTTATTCCTTTTTTGAAAGAAAATATTCCTAAATTGGGGATGGCAATATGGGATGGAATTAAGTGGGCTTGGAATAAATTAGGAGAGATGACAGGAACTACTGGTCAGGCAGGTGTTATAGGTGGAGCTATGTTGGCTGGTTTTGGACCAGGAATGGTCGGAGCTGGTACTCAAGCTGGAATAGCTTTTTTGAAAGCTGTTGCATCTCATCCAACTGCTGCTGGTGCTACAGGTCTTGCTGGTTTAGCTGCTTATGCTGGGTGGAAAATGGCAGAGTCTATTTTTGGGCCAAAATCTGTTAGTAATGCAATAGCTGAAGCTGAGGTAATAGCTGGTGGAAGTGCTGATAAATTTGGAATGTATAAGTTGGCATGGCAGCGTAAACCGGAAGAGATGGCAGGTCAATTGGGCAGATTAAGAGCTGCTCTTAAAGCGGAAAAGGAAAGTTGGTTTCCTGATAGTGATGATGTTAAAATTCTTGAAAAAGCTATATCTTTATTAACAGATGCCCAAAGTGAGCTTATTCTTGATAAGACGGAATCGAATGTTGAAAAATATACTTTGGGTGGAAAGACGACAGCAGAGCAATTTATAAATGGTCTAACATCAGGATTAGAAGAAGGTAGGCAATCTGTTGATGATGGTCTTGATTTTATAGCAGATGGAATGATAGCACATTCTCCAATAAAATCTGGTCCTCTTGCTGGTGAAGGAGAGTCTAACGCTGCATATCGTGGTGGATATTTTACGATGGAACAGTTTGCTTTAGGTATTACAGATAGTACTGATATTATTAGGAGAGCAATTGAAACAACTCTTAATGATTCTGTTATACTTACTATAGATACATATGCTGCTAAAATGAGAGACCTTGCTAAACAAAAGATGTTTTTGGCATCTGTTGCTAAAGCAATGGTAAAAGATTTAGGTGGAAATATAGAAACATCTATTGATTCCGAATCTGATATAAATGTGAAAAAGAATTTTGAAGCTGCTATGAATTTACCTGGTCTTGCTAGTGTTGTTTTGGCTGTTTCAAATGAAGGTGCTCAAACAAGGAAATTATTAAAACGTATTTTAGAAGAAAATATACGTCAAACTAGTGTAATGAGTGGTGGTGTGAGTATTCCTGTGACAGGAACTACTACTCCACCACCAAGTTGAGATATAAAATGAGTATTGGAACAGACCCAAATCCAAAGAAGAATTTATTGAGAGCTAGTACATTTTCTTATATGAATTTTATGCCTGAGCAGTTGATTTATGATAAGGAAAAGAATAATTTGATTAGATTTAGATCTATGTTTGAAATGCCTAATTGGGATGGTGTGGAGGATGGAGAATTTAGTTATGTTATTAGTGGGCAAAATGAACGTTTGGATAAAATAGCTGCTAAATTTTGGGGAATTGATAGACAGGAACTTTATTGGGTAATTGCAGCAAGAAACAATTTGGATCTTCCAGATGTTCAACTTTATCAAGGTAGGACAATAAAAATTCCATCTAAAAGTTGGATAGATACATATTTGTTACCTCAAACACAGAATTATATTGAAAGATGACAGTTAGATTTATAGATCCTGTTGCACAAGTAATAATCAAAGACCATGAAAGTGGTGAGGAATGGCATTGGGGGTCTCCATCACATCCTTTTTTGACTTCTCTGACTATGATATGGGAAGGTGATATGGTTATAACTGGTATAGTTATAGGTGTAGATATGCCTTATGATTATGCTATGACTGCGCTTGACGCATCAAAAACGCCATTTAAAAAAGATAATCTTGTGAGAGTTAGAATGGGATATGCATCAGGGGAATGGACAGAATGGGCTCATGGTGTATTAGCTGTTGGAGGAAAAGGATTATCAATAGGACCAGATGGTTTATCTGGTAATTTAGAAGTTAGTCATGTACCGATGAAGCTATCGGGATATACAGTTTCGAAAGATATCTTGAAGAATGCTGGATATGATGTTGAAAAATTATTAAAATTACTAGGGGAAGAGATAGGTTGTGAAGTTGATATAACATCAAATGCTTTATCAAATATGAATGCATGGAAGCTTGCTGAACCAAGAACGATTTCTTATAAAGAAAAGGCTAATTTCTATGCTGGTCTTGAAGGTATGAGTATTTGGCAAATTTTTATAACTGTTTGTAAAGATAATGATTGTTCATTTTTTATTAAGAAATATAAGGGTGAGAAGACAATAATTGTTCATACTGAAAAAGATATAACGAGTGGTAATTTGAATGAAACTGATTATGTAAATAAATATGTAATAAGAGGTATTGTAGATCCTTTAAATAATCAATATCCTTGTTTTGGATTTACACCTAAATCTGATGAGGCAGTGTGGTTGAGTAGGATACCTAGTTCTGCATCAGCAGGAACAAATGGTAGGGGAATAGATTCTGAGACTGCTGAAGATGTTGAATATGATGTTAGGTCTGAAGATCAAGAAGATGCAAGAGATGGTAAAGTTGAGAATACTGAGCCACAAGATATAAAAGCATCTGATGGATATGAAAAATATATAGCTGATGCTTTTAAAAATGATGGTTCTCTTGGAACTTTTATGAGTGCACCAATTTTACCATATGGAACAGAAATTTTTAAAAATCAGGTTAGAAAATTTCAACGTCAAGGTGATCCTGGTATGCATATGGAAATAAACAGTATTGGTGTTCCTAGTGAAATGGTTGGTAATCTTTGTCAGTTGTGGGGTGCTGGTGTGTTATTTAATGGTACGTTTTGTATAGAGAAGATGGTTCATTCGTGGAGTCCTGGTTCATGGGAAATGCGATTGAATGTTTATAGACGTGGATATAAGGCTGTGTCTGGAGAGCAGAAAGAATCTTCTGGAGGTCAGCTTCCAAAATGAAATGGATTGAATGGCTTAGGGATTATCTTGCAGATGTTACGCATGGTCTAGAGAGGTTCTGCGGTAGATATTATGGTAGTTATTTGGGAAGGGTAATTGATATAGCAGACCCTGATAACAGGGGAAGGATAAGAGCTACATGTCCAGCTATAAATATGCCAAAGGCTGAAGATGTTCCAGGTGGATATTGGATATTACCATGTATGCCAGGATTAGGAGAGGATTCTGATGGAAAAATGACTGGTATATTTCATCCTCCTGAAGAAGGTTCTCTTGTGTGGCTTCAGTTTGAATTTGGTGACCCAAGAAAACCTTTATATATGGGAGGATTTTTAACAACTAGAAATACTTCAGATACATTTTTTTCTGATGATGCTGAAAAAAAAGGGCCATCAAAGAGAGGTATAAGGACAAAAGCTGGTCATTTTTTAAGATTCAATGATGACCCAGATAAGTTGGAAATTACAATTGCTAGAGGAGATGGTGAAGGAGAGCCAACATCTCAATTCATAAGTATGACAACAGAAGGTCATACACTGATAACGAATAGTAATGGGTCTTCATTATATATGAATGCCGAAGATAATGAAACTACACTTCAGACATTGGATTCTAATGGAAATGTATTATCGATGCTTTTTCTAGGTGATGACAAGATTACTTTGACTACAAAGTCAGGTGGTGCAATAGGTATAGATGGGAAAGATATTGTGTTAACAGGGGATAATGTTGTTGCAGATGCAAATAAACAATTTTCTGCAAATGCTGGTACTGTAATGCTTGGAAAAGGTGCATCTGAGCCAGCAATTAGGGGCAATAAGTTTGCTATTGGTTGGGGAATTATGCATCAGCATACTTCTACTGCTCCAGGAAGTCCTACAACACCAGGTGCAACACCTCCTGTGATGCTTTATAGAGAATTAAGTGAGAATGTTTTTATATCATGAGTAAATGTAAAATTGCATTATTACCTGTTCCTGGATTAGCGATACCTATTCCACAACCACCATTTAGTATGCCGTCAAGGCCAAAGATACCTGGGATTCCAAAGACTCCTAATATACCTGGAATAAGTATTGAGGTTAAAATTCCAAAGTTAGCGATACCTATACCGCAACCACCATTTAGTATGCCAGCAATACCTAAGATACCTAGGATTCCCGGTAAAGTACCTGGTATTGCGGTTAGGGATTTTTCTGTTAAATTGGCAGTTCCTATACCACAACCACCATTTAGTATGCCAGCAAGGCCAAAGATACCTAATGTTCCTAAATTGCCAAGATGTCCTTTGGATTAATTGCGAACTCGAGTTCGTTGTGATAGGGTATAGAATATGAGTATTGTTAATACGGTTCCTTCTGCAAAAGATTTGGATATTATTAAGACGTTCAAGTTTCCATTTCAAATTGGTGCTGTTGGTTTTCCAGAAATGGAAGATCCAACAAAATATAGTTTTGCAAATATTGTAGCATTGCTTTTGACTGGTGTTGGAGAGAGGGTGATGAATGTTGGCCTTGGGGTGAATGTTCATGATTTTTTGTTTTCAAATATGACACCTATTCAACAGGTTCGTCTTTCAAGTATGGTATCTACTGCTATAGAAACATTTATACCATGGGTTAATGTTATAAGTGTAATTCCTAGTCAATTGAAGTATGATGATGGTATTGGTTCTAAAATAACGTTTGATATTACGTATTCTGTTGGAGGACAGGACAGTACTCAACAAATAATTTATCCACCAACTGTACAAGGGTATTAAAATGTCAGATGACCAATATAGTCCGTTAGTTCCAGACCAAACGTTTTTGAATGAAGTGAAATATGCTGCTCGAGATTTTGTTTCTATTGCTGATGATTTGCTTCGTAGATTAAAAATAGAATATGGTACCGTATATAATGATTATGCAAGTACTTCTCAGGGGATAATGTTGAGAGACCTTGTGGCATGGGCTTATGCTGCTTTAACATGGTATTTGGATAGGACTGCATCAGATTGTTTTTTATCTACAGCAAGGACCAGAAGCGCAGTAGAACGACTTGTAGAACAAATTGCATATAAGATGACACCTGCTTCTCCTGCTGGAACTACGTTGGTTTTGACTTTTCCTGGTGGAACTACATCAGGATTCATAATGAAAGATCGGTGGAGATTTCAAGGACCAAATGGATTGACTTTTGAGTCTTATGCTAAAATAACGCAATCATCTGCTTTGTCAGAAGGTGCAACAATAAATGTAGATGTAAGGCAAGGTGATACTAGGATATTAACTTATACTGCAAATGGTAGTAAGAATCAGACATATAGATTAGCCAATATTTTAGAAGATCGTTTTCTTGCTGTAGATGCTACTGAAGTATGGGTTGATGGTCAGTTGTGGGAAGAAAAGGATTTTTTAGAGTATGAAAAAACGAATCATTATGAGATTAGTTATTTAGCTAATCCACCGATTATTAGATTTGGTGATGGATTGGCAGGTAATATACCTGCGTCTGGTTCTGAGATAAAAATTCGTTTTTTGATTATTGATGGTAAAAATGGTAATGTAAGAAGTAATACAATACAATCTTCTATTGATACTTTGACGATAAATGGGCAACCTGTTTTATTTGATGTTAACAATACAAATCGTGCTGTAGGTGGATTAGATCCAGAAGATGCTGAGAAAGCAAAACGTTTGGCTCCTTCAAGTTTTGCTGCTCGTGGTGCTGCAATAACACAACAAGATTACGAGGCTCTTTCAAATAGTTTTGTAGATCCAGCATATGGGGCAGTTGCAAAAGCATATGCTGTTAATCCAAGGAGTTTTTATAGTGATACAGTATTTAATGCATTAGTTGTTGATATTCAAACGTTGCTTTTATCTTTTTCTAGTATTATTGGAGCAATGGAAGATTCAGTAATTATTGATGCTGCATCTTTGACAACAGCTTTAGCATCAATAGAGACATCAGTGGATGAATTAGACACATTAAGACAACAAATATATAGTTGGTCTGGGGCTGCTTCTGCTGGTGCTTCTTCTGCTAGAAGTTCAATGAATGAGGCTTCTTCTAGAAGTACATTGGCTATGAATTTAGCTAATGATGCAATAAATACTGGTGAAGCATTAGTTCAATATATTCAGGATGGAAATACTAATATTGATCATATTTTGGCAGAAGTTAATAATATGCTTGTAGATATAACGGGTTCTCATCAGGAATCTACACAAGCTGCAAGTGTCGCATCTTCTGCATCTTCTGCTATAGAAAATGTTGTATTGTTAAATTCTAATAATATAATGAATGCTACTGATACAGATGGGGTTGTAGATATAGAAGTTAATAATATAGTTTCTCAAATATCTTCTTTGGCTATTCATATTAGTAATATTCAAAGTACTTTATCTTCTATAGATGGTAATTTTGATTCATTATCTTCTCAAATTAATTTAATTATGTCAGATATGAAAGATAGAATAGGCGTTTTATTTTCTGATGATTGTTTGTCAAATTATGTTCAGGTTCCTATTTTGTCATTAGATTTAGATGGTAATTATTCTTCTCCATCTATTGGATTGAGGTCTGCGTTACAAGAATATTTGGATGGAATAAAAGAAGTTACACAAGTTGTAGAGGTTGTTGATGGAATTTCTGTTCTTATTTTGGCTGATATTTCTATAAAAGTTAAGATTATTGAAGCATATGTTATTTCTGAAGTTAAATCTCAGATTGAATCTGTTGTTATAAGTCTTTTAAAGGGAAGAGAGTTTAATCAACCATTATATTTGTCTGATTTATATGATATTGTTACAGAATCTTCGGCTGGGATTAATTATGTGAATATTTCTATAACTGGACCAACTGATTATTTAGTAGATGGAAATCTTATTCCAGATTCAAATCAAGTGATAGTATTGGGAAGTCTTGTTATAAAAAATGAAATAGGAGAAATATTATAATGTCAGAAAGTCCAAGATATAATTGGCCTATTCCACAATGGAATGCTGATTGGCAATCATGGCAGCAAAGATTTGAAGATCTTTCAAATGATATTGATTCTACTGTATTTTCAAATATGGAAGGATCTAAGTGTATATTTTATCAGCTTCCAAATGCTAGAGTTTATGATGATTCAGGTACTTATAAACTTGAGATGCTTTCTGATTTGATTCTTATTTCAAGAACTTATAATATGAAAGTTACGGTTGATTCATCAAGTGATTTAGTACTGATTCCATATAATTTGATAGGATTAACGTTTACTGCTGGAACTGTGGAAGAAACCACGGTTGAGTTCGAATTATTTAATACAGCACCAATAGATTCAGACGTTCATATTTTTGGATATGTTACAGCGGATTATTCAATAAATTGGTTTAATGGTTCAGTATTTGCTGATGGTGAAGATGCTAGACAAATTTTTTCTTTTTTGGCATCTACAGGTGCTGATACAAATAAAGTAAAAGTTACCAATGCTGATACTACAGCTGATTTTCTAAGTAGTAAAATAACTTCTGGTTCAAATATTACGATTAATGTTTTAAATCCAGGTGGTGATGAAGAATTAGAAATAGTTGCAACTAGTGGGTATTGGAGTAGAAATGCAGTTCCAGCATATGTGTATCCAACTACAGATACTGATGCTATGAGAATAGGAGATGGTAGTGTTTCAGTTCCAGGTATTGCATCGAAAACGTATGTTGATACAGGGTTTAGATGGGATGTAACAGAATCTCCATCTAGTAGTAATGAAGATAGTATATATTTTGTTTCAGAGGGTAATGATGTTGCGTCAGTTTATTATGATAATACTACTTCAGAACAAGTTATTTCTTTTGTTGATGAAGCTACAAATGATAATGCAACAATAAGAAAAAGAATGGTACCAGGTACAGCATCAGATTTAGTTGTTTTTAATATTGAAGTAGAAGGAGGAGTAAATACAGATGGTTCTCAGTTGATTTTAAAATCAATGACTAATGATGATACATCTCATCTTCAGACTTCTACTGTTGAAATTGAAAGTATTGCTTCAGGATTGGATGCTTTGTCTGTATTAAAAGCATCAACTGGAGTAGGTGCTACATCTGGTACTGCTGAAGTACAAATTTTAGCAGAGGGATATAATGATGTAAATTGTTTAATTAGAGCTCAAGATTTGGCTGCACATACAACATCGATAGTGATATTATCTGATGGTGGGTCAGTATCGGATGTTTCGATTAAAGCAGAAGGAACTGTTCAATCAAATGCAGAATTTGGTACAGACCCAAGTACTGGTTATGCATATACAGATTTGTTTGCTATATCAACAGATTCGTTATCAAGTATGGAGATAATTTCACAATCTGGTGGTGGTGGAAATATTGATGCTGAACTTGATATAAAAGCATTAAATAATGGTGCAGATGCATATGATGATGCAACTGTAGTTGTTAGAAGTTATGCTGTTGCAGGTTATGCATCTGTAGTAATTGGTGCTCCAAGTACTGAGGATGTTATATTATCTGTAAGTGATTCTGTATTTTTTAAATTTGCAGATGTAGATAAACTAGAGGTTTATCATTCTACTGATACAGTAGTGTTTAGTACCTTTGAACCAGATGATACGTTATCTGTATTAGAATTTAGTCATAAGAAGTATGCTGGAACAAGTGAAGCTGCGATTGAATTTAATGTTATTGGTGACACTGGAACAGGTGGGTCTAGATTTACTATAAATAGTTATAATTATGAAACTACAGATAAAGCAGATATTGAGATTTATGCTAATGGTGGTACTCCCAAAATTGATATTGTAGCAACTTCTACAGGTAGTGGATTGGCAGAAGTAAATTTGTATGCTGATGGTAATGTAACTGGAGATGGAGAAGTAGATATATTAGCTACAAGTGCAACATCAGATGCTTTTGTTCATATTGCTGCAGAGGGAAATGTTAGTGGAATAGTGTATGTTGGATCGATATCAACAGATATAGTTGCTTTTACTGATGTATCTTCATCTGCTATTCATGGTGTATGGTCTGAAGATGCAATTCCTTTTTCTATTAGTCCATCAGAATGGACAACGTACAATTCAAATTTTGGTGAAGTATCATTATTGGCTGCATTAAATGTGGCATATACTTCAGGTGGTGGTAGTGTATCTGAGCCTGCTGGACAGATTGTGTATGGTACAGGAGCTGGTGTTGATTCTTCTTCTATATTTATGTGGGATACTGTAAATAGTGTTCTTATAGTAGGTCATAATGGTACTAGACAAGCTACATCTTTAGATAGTAAGGCTGAAATTCAAGATGGAATAACATCAGGAAAGTGGACAACTACATTAGCAGATTCATCAGCGTTATCATTTATAAGAAGTTATAATGTTTCTGTAGGTTCTCATACTGCTGTTCCTGCAGATGGTTATCTTGGTGAGATTAATTTTTATGGATCTACAGGAAGTGCATGGGCTGAAGGTGCTCGTATTATAGTTTCTGCTGCTAGTACTTTTTCTGGAACAAATTCTGGGTCTGATTTAAGTTTTTATATAACAGAAAAAACTACTACTACTCCAGCATTGGCTATGCGTCTTGATTCTAATGGATATCTTTCGATTACGGATTCATCTTCTGCTGCAGCAACGGCTGCTCTTGAGATATTTGGCAATGGAGATAATACATATGATAATATATTAGCTTTGTCGTTTTTTAGTGATTATACAGGTGAGCGACCGATGGTTAGGATAAGAAAATCTCAGACTGATACTATTGGGAATCATGGTGCTGTTTCTTATGGATCGGCATTAGGTGAGATAGTTTTTCAAGCATCAAATGGAACATCGTTTGCAAGTGCTCTTGAACTTAGGACTGTTGCTACAAGTCCATGGTCTGGGTCATCAGAAGGAGCAAAACTAGAATTATGGCAATCTCTTGCTGGAGATACTGGTATTGAAAGAGCGGTTGTAATTTATAGGGGTGGTGAATTATTAACAGCGAGTGGATATTCAACAGTACACATGCATATAGGTGATGATGGTGATCATGAATCACTTGTTATAAGAGCTAATAATTTATTTGTATTTCAAGATGTTAATACTTTAGATGATTCTTATATGGGTGGTAATCTTGTTGTTGGTGGTGGAAATGATTTTGATGGGTCATATTTGTCTGATTCTATAATTGTTGGTGATTCTAATAGTTTCACTACTTCTTCAGGATTGATTTATAGAGGAAATTCTAATACTATATCATCAGTTCAAGATTCATTATTATTGTTGACTAGTACGAATCCAACTAATATTACAAAATCTATTGCTATTTGTACTAGTTCTACTTTTCAAAACTGTAGTAATACAATTGCTGTTGGTTCTGCGCATGTTTGTCAAAACAGTAGTTATAGTTTAATGCTTGGATATGGATGTTATAGTGATACGCATCCTGGTGTAGTTGTTAGAGGGCAAAGGTCAAAGGCTGATTTTGATTATGGTGAATTTTTTACAGCTGGAAGACTCGATGGTTCTACATTAGGTAGTTCTCAAGCATTTAAAGCTATTCCAATGATGTATAGAACTACTGATACTACACCAACGGTTCTTACTACTACTGGTTCTGGAACTACTTCTCCTTTAGTGATAGAAGAAGAATATCTATATTGTTTTGAATGTCGTTTAGTTGGTACAGCACATGGGGCTACTGTTGATGCAATTGAGATTTGGGTTTGGGATGTTGAGGTGTGGAGGAATTCTGTGAATGGTATACAATTTCATGAAACAGAGAGATATCATATTGCTTTAAGTGGTGGAGTTGGGAATGCAAGTTGGCAAAAAAATGATACGGATCATACATTAGAACTTGAAGTTCAAGGTACAGGTAGTGAACTTCTTGAAGTTGATTGGTTTGCTCATATATGGGGAGGAGTTAAGCTTAAAACTACTTATGATGAAATATATGGTGGGTAGTAATAATATGAGAGGTATTTGATGAATATATATTATATAAATTTGGACCGTTCAGAAGATAGAAGAGAAAAAATGGAGAAATCTTTTGAGCATGAAAAATTAATAAGGATATCCGCTATAGATGGCATGGAATGGGCTATTGAAGATACGTTTGATACTAGAGGGTTTCCTGTATGGAATTTAGAGTATCGTGATAAATTTGTTAATGAAGGTATATTATTTGAAAATAGTATTCTTCCACCAACTCATGTTGCGTGTAATTTAAGTCATAGAAAGGCTATTCAGGAGTTTTTGAATACTGATGATGAATGGGCAATTATTATGGAGGATGATGTTGAAAAGTCAAAAGCTTATTTTAAAGATGGAGAATTGATAGAAAAAAAAGTAGTTATTCCTAGTGATGCTGATATGTTTTATTTATGTGGGACAAGACCAGATAGACGGATATACGTTTTTGATGATGGTCAAGTTAGAAAAACTAGGACATTGATGGGATATTGTATATCAAGAAGAGGTGCTGAATTATTTTTAAAATCAACAATACCAATGATGTGGCTTTCTGATTATCAATTTCCTGTTTGTTGTTTTGATAGTATGTTAAATAATATAAGAGAGATTAAAATAAGAGATAGAAAAATAGTTTTTAAAAAGCGTATATTATTTAAAGAGAACAAAGATGATAAAGGAAATATTATAAGGAAGAAAAAGGAATGTGTTTCATTTTCAATTCCAAATAAAGATAACTATAGGACTATAAAACCAATTTTTCCAAAGGAAATAGAAAGTGAAGAAAAGATAAAAGCTTTTGCTGATAAAAAAGATGGTTTAATAAGACATTCTATTTTGTCTAAGCAATCATTACTTGGTAATTATGAAGGACATGGGAAAAGATTTTATTGATAGATGAAGAAAGAAGAGGGTTATAAAGGTATGAAATATCGAGATGTTGATGCGTTGTTGAAGATTTTTAAAAAGCTTGCTAAGACAGTTGAAGTTATTCCAAGGTGGGAAAATGCTAAACGTGTAAAAGTATTAAAGGAGATTATTGGACCTATTGATATAGCGCGTGAAGTAACTGATGAGATGAAATCTTATTATGAGAAACAAGATAAGATATTTGAAAAACATGGTACGCCAGTTTCTAGTCAAGGTGGAATGGGTTACAGGATTGAAAATTGGGGACCAGTTAATGAAGAAATTGCTATTTTAAAAGAAGAGAATAAAGATCTTTTAGAGAAGGAAAGAGAAAGAAAAAAAGATATAGAACTTTTACTTGATAAGGATGTTGAAGTTAATATTGAACCAATTGATTATGAATGGTGTGGAGATTTAATTGATGGGAATGATCTTGTTGTATTAATGGATTTTAATCTTGTAAATGAACCTATGTCTGATGAAGAAGCTGAAGAAGCTGAAGATGCAAAACTTAAAAATATTAGGAATCAGAAAAAAAGAGCAAGAAAGAAATAATAGGGAGTAAAGTAAAAAATGTCTCTAGTTTCTAGTAGTATAAATAAGTCTAGGATAAAGTTTCGTTTTGCTGAAAGATATGCTAGTGATGCAGCAAATATTCAGACAGGAGTGAATAGTCCTGGTGTTTATAGAGGTGCAGAAGTATTAGAATCTGAAGGTGGAGCAGATACTTCTTTTAGAATTGAGCTCGGACCAGAAAATGATTCATTGATTCTTCATCAGAATATTACAAATGGAATGGCCACAGTTGTTAGATTGGAATCAAGAGTCATATTAGATATGAGTTCTCAAACATGGCCTATTCCTTCAGATGTTGAATGGGTTGTTTATATGGTTGTTAATTATCAGGATTTTCAGGATACGACTGGAGCTTTTGAGGTTGATATTCCATCTAATGTTCCTGATGATGCAGTTATTCTTGCTCATATATTGATGCAATCTGGTGATATTTCTATATTGCAATCAAGAATTAGGACTGATGGTAGTTATAGGGATAAGGTTTTAGGTAAGAAAGGGATACTTGTAAGAAGAAAAATTGAAAAAACTACTAGTAGTGCAACAAGATTTCAACTTACAGGTAGGATATCATTTGTTGATAAAACGTATAATTGGGCTGGGAAAGTTAGACTTGTAGTCGGAATAAGTAATGATACAGGGATGATTGGAAGTAATGGTGGTGCGATATCTGCTGGGTCATGGTACACACAAGAAATTGGTGGTAGTGCAATAACTGTATCAGATTTGGATGAAGATGGTTGTTATACTGATCCATGGATTTCTATGTCATTTCTTGATGTTTCTGAATCTAATTGGACTGGAACGTTTGCTGTTGTTTATTGGGAATTTGTAGAGTTTGAAAATCTTGATACTGATGATGCTGTTGCTACAGATGTAAATCCTCATGCAAACAATGTTTATTGTAAAGAAAATACAACATATACTGATGCACAATTATCTAATGGTTCATTAACTAGTCAGATTAGTAGTTTATTGTATCATATACAACAGAGGATTAAGGATATTCATCCAGATTCTGTTTCATCTTCATGGACTTTATTATGGAGGTCAAACAATGTTATATTTGATTCTAATGTAGATGAAAAAACTGTATCGGTTTATTTTTCTAGTGAAGGTATTCTTGTATGCAAGGGTGGGTATATGAGTGGTACCAATGATTTTCATATAAATGAAATTGGTTATTGTTCTGTAGTATTTATAGATGATGACAAAATTTATAAAATGGTGAGGTCATTTATAAGTGCTCCTACTTCTGTAGATATACGCTATGATGGAGATTGGGATTCTTGGGATAGATATGGAGCAGGCCTTTTTACATTTGGAACAAGTGGTGTTCAACGTTTATTTAATTTTTTTGAGTATGGAACTGCAAAAATGGCAGCATTGCCTAATGAAGGAGGAAGAGATTTTCGTTTAGAAATTCTTCGTTTGGCAGAACATGTTCGTGTTTATTATACAAATCCTGATGATGGTGCATCTTTTGAAATTGCATGTGGTTGTTATTGGGATGACTCCGTTAATTTATGGAAAAGAGTAGGTACACAAGAATTTAATAGTGTATTATATTCTTTTACTAGGTCTGGATTTGTTTTTTTTAATAAAAATCGTAATGATGCAAATTGGACAACTGGTTGGAGTTCAACGGATTTTTCTGTATCATGGTCATTTTCAGATGATACGAGTTTTTCACCGATTAAGTTAGTTGGTTCAATAAAAGAAGAATGGGATGTAGATTTTAGGGTTGTTTTATCAAATGATTTGATAAAGGCAATGGGAAAATTTGTAGGATGGGACGGTGTTGAGAGAGGAAAAAAACTTTTTTATAGAGGTGAAAGATTAATTGTACCTTCAACTGGCAATTTTTCAGTAGTAAAGAAAAGTGGTCTTAATGCGGATATAGTAGTAAGTGCTCCGACTAGTTGGGGATTTACCGCTGGAGGTCTTATATATTTAGTTGATTCTTTAGAAGGTGCAGCTATTTATACTCTTGTTAGTGATAGAATAAATTTAATTGGATGGAATTTAGGAATAAATCCTGGTTCTCATATTTGTTTGAGAGGTGATGGAGTTAATAAATCATGGTTGGTTAAAGAAGTTTATGAGTTGGGTGGTGCAACAAATAATACATCATGTATCGTAGAAACTAATAGTGGTGTTGATAATGTTCCAACATCTGTAGGAACGAAAAAAGCGTATTATGTACCAAATTTTGATTTAGGAAGTGAAGTAACAGCTGTTTATACAATAAAATTGTTTGGATGATAAAATATGACAACGACTTTAAATTATCCAAGTGGGACTGGTTTTTTTGGGAGGGGATATTGGGGAAGAAAAGTATTTTGGTTAAATGTACCTTCTCAATGGAGGAATTTAGACCAGTATAATTATTTGCAAATGTTGCTTAATACATGGGGGGATGTAGGTGAGAATTTAATTGAATATATTAAACTTCTGCCTAAACAAAGAGACCCATATGAAGTTAGGACGTTAAATACTATAGTAAAATGGTTTTATGTAACAGAAGCATTTAATTATTATGATAAAGATAAAGGAAATGTAATTAGATTAATAGGTGAGAAAAATCCAGATAGATTACCAGGATCTAGTTTGTCATCAGTGCCAAGTACTGATGAAGATGTAATGTCGGAACAATTTCCTTGGTATCCGTATGAGCCATTAGCTGATGTAGGTAAATTTTGGCAAGTTAAATGGATGGATGCGAAGTATGAAGTTGTAAATGTAAGGGCTAGAAATTTTGACCAAGTTGAAATATATAATCAATACACTTCGTTGGCAAATGAGATATGGGTAAAGGGTGGAGATTTAACGTTATTATTTGATTATTTAACAAATAGATTATGGGATAAGTCTATAGAAGATGACCTAATTCAAGGTACTGTAGAAATAGGTATTACTGATGGGTCTCAGAGACCATATGTTGAATTTCCTGTTACTCCAATAAGGCTTGAGAATAGGTGGTCTGATGTTGTTCCTCCATCAACTTTGATTGAGTCATCTACGTTAAGAATTTATATTCCATTACAGGGTGGTGGATATAGAATACTTTATGATTTGCCAATAAGTGAAAATGAGGGGACATTACATGCAGAAAGTGGAGGAATAATAGGTGGTGCTGTTGTTGGAAATGTTAATTATTTATCTGGTAAATTAGATTTTGATTTATCTATATTGTCTGAATTTTCATCACAGACGGCACTAGATATAAAAGCAAAATATCAAGTTAGGGGATATTATATGAAATTTAATGCGCCACCTAATATTGATTATTTGGCGCATGATTACGGATTTAATAATGACGAGAATGACCCAGAAGATGTTCAGAGGTCATCTATAGCTAATGTAACAAAATTTTGGGGTATTAAATCAACACAAGATTCGTATCGTATTAGAGGGGAAATAAGTCTTTTTGATGTTTATATGCAAGGTTTGTATAAAATTTGTAGTGCTGAACTTGCGTCTAAACTTCCAAGCAATTCTGTTTATGAAGTAGGAACAACTTTTTATACTGATGTTATGCCAACATTTATACGGTATGACCATATTTCTGTAGATGAACTATTTTATGACTATGATTCTGGTGGAAGTCCGATATGGGTTACTATAATAGATAATATGCTTATTGCATTGGATTCTTCTAGATGGGACGGCATGACAATAGGTCAGGCATATGCTGTAGATGTGACTCAGGGATATTATGCTCCAATATCAGAAGTTAATGCAGTCTTACGTGGACCCGCAACTGTTCAGTCTGTTACGCAGATTAGCCAAGAAGAGCTTGAAGAAAGAAGATGGGAGAATGGGTATAGATATGAAATAGAGATGCGTAGATGTCAGTATGAAGCGTTTAATATGATATTAGATTCTAATGGTATACAGACGAAGGAATTGTTTGCTTTATCTGTATATGATTATAATCCTGTTGGTCCAGAATATGGTATTCCACCTAATGTAAATGATGTTTATTATTATATTGATCGTGAAGATACAACTTGGACTCTTACATCTTCTCCATCATCAGACCCAAAAGAAGATATTGGAGTTTGGACTGTAGATATTAGATTTGGAGTTGGTGTTTCTTCTCCGATACAAGTATCTGATGATATTGCTGTTAGATATTTTCCGTTATTTGATGATATGGATTGTTGTTATTGTAGAGCTAGTAGTATGCGTGCTTATATTGACGTTATAGAAGAAGCATATGATTTTTATGATACATATGAAAAAATAGAGTATGCAATTACAAGATTAAAAATGAAATTGAGTGACCTTTTGCCTATTCATACTAGAATTATTGAATGGGAGATTACAAGACGATTTCAAGAAGAATTTTATGGTGTTGAAAATGGTGCTACAGTTATTCATACATTAACTGGAGAGCAATTTTTAAATAATACAAAAGTTTTATTATCAGTTAAATATCGTGGTGATAGTGATTCTGGAACACCTAATACAGATTTGGATTTTCGTGTATATAGTGAAGATACCGGTACTGTTTGGGAATTATTAAATTGGAATCCAGTTACTCCTGCTGGTGATAATGAAACATGGGTTGATGTTGTTACAGATGAAGAAATAATTCTTCCTGATGACCCATCAGACCCTGGTCCACCAATAGTTCCATATTATGCATCGGTTCGTGCTATTGCTGGTTCTGCGTCTTTATATGGTGATGTTATGTGGATTTTTAAGATTACTACTAAGGAGTAATTATGGCTATTGGATTAGTAGTAAGTATTGTTGACGCAATTATGAATGGACCAGAAGGTGGTCAATATGCATCTTTAACAATTGCTGGAGTTGACCCTACTGACCCATCTAAAATATACAAAGCTGGTATTGATCCTGGAGATGATTTTGATTTTAGTGAAAGAGCACTTCAGTATTGGCCGGAAACCATACAGGATAGTATTGATATAGGATGGTCTTTGAAAGATATAGGTGGTGCTTCACACGCTCTTGCTCAATGGTCATCAAATAATGGAAGAACGATTAGTTTTGATATTCAACTATCTAGATTTATGATGCCAGTCAAAACTAGAACGGCTAAAGAACAATTTTTGTCATATTCAGAACCTGGGTCAAATAGATTAGAAGAAAGAGACAATAGACCATATAATGTTGATATTAAAGAACAGATTCATTTTTTGAGAGGATTTTGTTATCCAACATATAAAAGTATTGATAATGTAAAGGTGGCATATCCTCCACCGATTGTAATTTTAAATATTCCAAATTTTGGTTTAAATGAATCTGGAGGAGATGCTATTTTTTGTATAATGACTGGGTGTGATGTAACATATACATTAGCATTTAGAGATGGAACACCAAGAAGAGCAACAGTTTCTGTTACTTTTAGACAGATTGTACAAACAGCAAAGGGTATTTTGTTTAAAGGCTTTAAAGATGCTCCTTCGAAATATTCATTTGATGATAATGAAGAATTAGGAAAGAGTGCTGGGAGGGAAGTTAATGGAATAGACCCATCGATGGTGAGATGAAAAGGTGATAAAATGGTTATGAAGGCTATATCAAAAAGTAACAAACTTTCTGAAAATATTTCTATTGATGAAAAGTATACTGGTGATGATACAGATGGTTTTGTTATGGTAATATTTCCAATTGATACGTGGAATAAAGTTCAGGAGATGAGCAAAAAGATAGGAATTGAGACAGGAGAAGTTATTTCAGTTGCACTTGAGATGATGAAAGATGAGATGAAGAAGAAGGAAAGTAGATAGATGAGTGGTATAAAGCGGTTTTTAGTTAGGAAATTTTGGAGAGAAAGAGGATTGGGTTGTGAACAAAATCCATATGATAAAAGAGATTTTGTTTATAGTTATAAAACTAAAAAAGGTGTTTTTCCTGAGTTTGAATCATTAGAACAATATTCAGAAGTTGTTGATCAATTAAATACCAATTCATGTGTAGGGAATGCTGTAGCTGGTGCGATAAGAATTCTTGAGAACAAAAAACGACACAATGAATCAAATTTTAAATATGGTTATCCATCTAGAATGTTTTTGTATTGGAATTCAAGAGTTCAACATGATGTTATCCCGTTAAAAGATGATGGAACATATATTAGGGCTTGTTGTAAAGGTTTGGTTAAATATGGTGTTCCAGATGAGATTAATTGGCCATTTATAAAGCGAGATATTAATAGAAAACCTGTTTTTAAAACATGGATGAGAGCAGATTCACGTAAAAATGGTAAATATTTTGCTATTTTTGAATCTGATAAAAACAGGATTGATGCAATAAGGACAGCAATATGTGATGGTTATCCTGTAGTTTTTGGTACTAAGATTTCAAAGTCATTTATGCCTGCGGTCGGTAGAGAAGTAATATATAGGCCAGATGATTCTGATAATATTGTTGGAAATCATGCTATGGTTATTGTTGGATATAGGATAGTTGGAAGTGATATTCAATTTAGAGTTATGAATAGTTGGGGTAAATATTGGCGTGATTATGGGTATTGTTGGTTAGATTCTGAATATATTACATGGAATGAAACTAGAGATTTTACGATTATTAAAGGATGGGGAATGTTAAGATGAGAAGTTTTGTTTTTGTTGGGTCAATGATGTTTGTTTCATGGTGTAGTCCAAGTCCTGTTATTCCTGAGTTACCTGTTCATGATAGTGAGATTGATACGTTTAATCCTGTTCCAGAAGCTTTTGATAGTGATGAAAGGAGAGATAAGACGCCTTGTGAGAGAGCGTGTGATAATTTAAGGAATATGGGTTGTGATGGCTCTGAGGGGTCTCCAGGACCAGATGAGGAGTTTGGTAATAGTGATGATGTGGCTTGTGAAGATGTTTGCGAAAGGATAATGGATGAAGGTGATTTTTCTATAGAACCAGAATGTGTTGCTAAAGCAAAGAGTTGTGAAGAAGTAGAGGAATGTGGGAAATGAAAACAAGAAAAATTGAATTTATACAATCATGTAGATTTGTGTTGGTAATTTCAGGGAATGAATATGAGGTGTCAAGGATATCTGGAATTAGTATAGGACACGGAATGGAAAAAGGAGGATGTATATGTAGTAATGTTACAATTGAATCAGCAATGAAGAAAGATGAAGAAGGTAATCTTTTTAATTCATTATTTTATGTTTTTAAAGAATATTTTAATGGTAATAATTTTGATATAAAATTATATTTTATTAATATAAATGGTGGTAAAGAAAATTTTTCATTTTTATTGCAAGGTTGTAAAATGTTAAATTATTTTGTTAATGATATTGATGCTGCTTGTAATGGTTGTTTTTTAGAAAGTATTGAAGTTATTCCTAGGGATTTGATATTAAGTAATGAATAGCGAACTCGAGTTCGCAAGAAGGAGGATGAGATGAGATTTTTTGTATTGTTGGTATTAGTTTTGTCGTTGTTTGGGTGTAATAAATCAGTAGTAAGAAACAAATCGGTTTATAGAGAGGAGTTGAATTTTATTGATGCTGCTTCAGATGAAACTGTTGTGAATGGTAAAGCATTGATAGCAAGTATGTGTGAATGTTCTGAAATTGAAGGTGTAAAAGGGTTTACAACTGCTGAATGTCAGAATCTTGCTGAAACAGTGCTTGTTGTTGAGGCAAGAGTAAAGTATCATACTAATATGATGAGATTTAATAGTGGCTTGATAGAAGAAAGGCCATCAGAGGACCCACCAGAGGTTCCTGATACTAATACGTTGTGTCCATAGGTTGAAAAAGGAGAAATATGATGAGTACTAAATGGGAAGAATTGATTAGTAGTATAATAAAAACGGTTGGTGTTGCTGGAGTTTCAGAACTTGAAAAAGCTCTTGCAGAGTTAGAAAGTGAAGCTAAGAAGCCATGGCAAAAAGCGATTTTAAATATTGCTGGTGATTTGCTTGCAAAACATGGTATTGATGGTATTAAGATGCTTGAGGCATTGATAGAAAACATTATGAATGATGAAGTGCCAGATTTATCTTTTGCTTCCTTAAAGGACCGTTCTGATTATTTGGCAGCTATTCAGAATATGGAAGCTGATGACAAAAAGAAAGTTAGAGAATTTTTTACGAAAATTGGATATAGTCTTGGTGTTGTAGTCAAGTCAATAATATCTGGTGTCCTCGGTTTTAATTGACTAGTATCATAGTTGTTTGCTAAAAATAGTTGAAGGTTGTTCACCAAAGGGAGGCTTAGATGCCAACAGGTGTTATAAAAGGTTCAGAGTCTGAGGCTATTTGGGCTAGAGCTGTGAAGACAACAGAGGAACAATATCCTGGTTTAAAAGGCAAGGATAAAAATAAATTTTATGCTATAGTTATGACTATTTATAAAAATATGTGTACAAAGCATAAATGTACTCCTAAAAATGAATCAGATATGTCTATGATTTTGAATCGTTTAGAGCTTTTTGGAGAGTCTTTGCCTGTAGATTATACTGGATGGCAATTAGAGGAACCATTGAATGCTGAAGAGAAAAAGTTGACATCAAATGTTGTTAGAGATTTGAATAAAGGTATGAGAAATGCGATGTCTGGTCTTAATAAATGGATGATGAATAATTATGTTGATGTTACTAGTAGTGATGGAATGGATAAGATAGGCAAGGAATTATCTGTTGTTTGGGGTAAGTATATTAAACCTATTATAAATAATAAAAAATATATTAGTACAGGTATAACTGATGCAGAGCCAGTATATGAAGCTGGTCAGCGATTGATTAATTTTATAAAAAAATATTATGGATTAACTTCTTGGACTAGTTTAGGTGATTATATTTATTGAGAGGTAGTAAATATGAGATTAAAGAAATTAGCTGAATCTATTTTATCTATATCTGAAGAAGCATTAATTGAATCTGCTAAATTAAAAGGTAAAGAATATGGTGATGCAGTTGCTTTTTTTAAAAAAGGTATATTGCCTGATGGTTCATCTTGGGGAAGACCATTAAATTTTAGATTTGGATATGATAACGAACCTGTTGTAAGTAGAGAGAGGATAAAGGATACAAAAACAGGCAAGGAATATAGTGCTCGTATTCATTTATTGCCAGGTAAAGGTGGTGGTTCTGGAATATCAATAGATGCACCTGCATCAAATCATCTTTTTAATATGATGGGTACTGAACCTAAAATTATTCAGGCTGTAGGAAAAGCTTTTTTAGAAGTTGTAAAAAGAAAATCTAGAAAGCTGAATTATTCTTTTGCGAGATGGCTTAAGGAAAAAGACAATTTTTTGCATCATATTGTTGGTTGGGAGAACAGAGATAAGTATAAGATTGATGATGTAATATTTAAATCTATTCGATATGAGACACCAATGGTGGACCCAACAAGAAGAAAATGGCCTTCCGGAAGGACTGAAATATGGGTTCCTGTAACTGCAGATGTGATTATAAATTTGAAGAACAAATAAGGTGATTTGCATGAAAGATTTATTAGAAAGAGTTGAAGCAAAATGGTATAAAGATGCAAAAAAAGCTGATAGAAAAGTTAAAGATGTATATTCTAATTTGGAAAGAATAGAAAAACAAGTTGGAATTATAAGAAGAACTATGGACCGTCAAAAACAATTTCCAGGCAAGAAGGATACTATGGCTGCTGTTGAAGATAGTGGTTCAAATGCAATGATGATGATAGAGTTTGCTAAAGAGGTTTTAAAAGACATTGTTGAGATAAATAAGTATAATGTTAGTAGTAGATAATTTGAAAGATAAGATTTTTGGAGGGAAATAAATGACTTTATCCGTTAGTGACCAGGTTCCACCAGTAGGAACTAAATTGATTGTTAATGATGATGCTGATGAAACGTCTAATAATTCTGTAACTGGTGCATCAGGCAGTATTTATCAGCTTGAAATTGATAATACGAATAATTCTGATAATCCTGCTTACTTGAAAATATATGACAATGCATCACCAGTTGTTGGGACAACGGCACCTGATTTTATTTTTAAGGCAGCGATTAGCCAAACTATGTCTTTAGCTGTTCCAAGTGGATTACCTTTTAATAATCTTTCATTTGCTGTTGTTGTATCTGGAGGAACAGCGGGTACTACTGGACCGACGAATCCAGTTATTATAAGAATGGTTACGTCATAATGTTAAAAATGAGTGATATATTTAATATTATAGAGAGTAATAATGCAGATTTATTAAGGGCGAAAAATAGGTCTGAAAATATACATAAAACACTTATGCCAAGAAGTGCTTCTGAATTATCTAGGTCAGGAACAATGATAAGGAAGAAGTTTGATAAATATATTGATGCTCTTAAAGATCTTATAGAAAAGGACAACCTTACTATTGATAGGATTATGTGGAAGGGTTTTTCACATGATTTTTTAATAAAAATAAATGAATTGTTGAGTTTGAATGAATGTTTTAGTGTAGTAGTTGACGAAATTAATAAAATAAACAAAAAGAAATAGAACGAACTCGAGTTCGCATTAAGGATGATATTAAAAATGGGATGTAAGAAAAAAGGCAAGGGCGGAAAGAAAAAGAAATAAGTGTTTCACGTGAAACATTGAATATTAAGAGAGGAAGCAATGGATATATTTGAAGAGAAATGGTCTGCTGATGTTGTGACAAAATGGGAACCACCAGAAGGTTTTTTTAAACAGAGTGCAGAAAAAATTGCTTCTGGATTAAAAACAGCATCGAATGATTTAAAGACTGCCATGGGTAGATTGAATTTCTATATCAATAGAGCTGGCAAAAAATTGAGCGATGAAGACAGAAGCAAGCTCGAGTCTGCAAAGAAAAAATTGAGCAAGATGTATGAAGGTTCAGCACCAAGAATGAGTAATATTTTAGAGCGAATCGAGGAAAGTAAAGATAAATATTCAGCTAATATGGTAAAAGGAGCCATAAGAGATATTGAAAAGTTATTAAACAAATACGCTTCAATGAGTGAGTTTAATAAGGAAGATTTGAAGAAACTTATTTATGGATTATTGATAAAAACATCTTATATAAGTGATGAGTTAAGTATTTTGTTGTCATCTGGTAGGGATAAGAATAAATTTAAGAAAATTTCGAGTGATATTAAAAATACAGCATTTGAAATAAAATAAAAAAATAAAGCAATTAAATATACAGTTGCTAAAAGGATGACAAAAAAATGAGCGATAAAGATAATAATAGAATGAGCGATATTTTAGAAGGAATAGAGGAAGGTATGAAAGGATTTGACCCATCCTTGAAATTGAATAAAGGAGATATTGCTCTTGGTCAAGCGATTGGACATTTATGGAAAGCAGCAGAAGAATTAGATGCAGCAAGTGGTATGGGTAAATATGAAAAAATATTGCATGATGTTATTAATAGAATAGGTAAAGATATAGAAAGTGTTAATGATAGTCGTACAGGATATATGGATGCTATTTATGGTATATCTCAAAAAGTATGGGGAAGAGGAAGTAAATTTCCTAAGTTTGCATATACAACAAAATAAACAAAGCAACTAAATATATAGTTGTTTAAAGGAGGACAAAATGTCAGAAGTGCCGACAGGAAAAGAATTAAGAGTGGATAGTGCAATTCCATATGCATCCCAGATAATGAATGATTCCACCTATCCAGGGAAGTATGTGGATGATGCGTTGGATGGAGTTTATACAACAATCGGTTGTAGACTGCGTGCGGTTGCAGAAGACTTGGATCTTCATACTTTGAATGATGAGGTATCTATAGCATTAGGAGGATCAGCATCTGATGCATGGCATCCAACTTTTGCTGTAGTAAAGGTAAAAACAGTTACTGGTACACCAAGTACACCTGCAGAAATTACTATTGGGACTTCAACGGGTGGAACTCAGTTAGTTACTGCAACTGCCTTAACAAGTCTTACTACGCTTGGGGCTACGTTGATAATCTCATTTACTGGAGCTAAAGCTGCAATTACTGCTGATTCAACTATTTATGTGAAATGTACAACGGCTGAAGCTGTGGCTAGTGTATTAACTGCCGATGTTTATGTCTACGGTGAAATCCTCTAATTTTCTTTTTTGTATGAAAAAAGGTAAATAAAGTACGCAATTTTTTCTATTTGAAATCATTGAGTTTTTTAAAGTACGCAATTTTTTCACGCAAAAAGTATCCATTCTGAAAAAAGTATACAGCAAAAAAACTAATAATTTCGCGTTTTGAAAGTTGGCACGCGTAATGCAACCTATTGTTGGCAGTTGCTGATGAAAGGATGATAGATAAGATGAAAGCTGAAGAAATCATTAAAATTGAAAATCCTGTTTTCAGGATAAGATGTTCAGAAAAACAATTCAGCAAATTGACAGCTACTGCTATCAAGTTTGGCAGTAAAGCTGTGCTAAAGTCGACGGGTAGAACTGTTGAACATGAGATGTTTATTGTTTCGGCAATCAGACAGGAGACACTGTTTCGGATGAGAACTCATCAATCAACACTGTTACCTGTATCTATAATTCATTAAGCTCTTAGATATTAAGTAGTTGATGACGAAAGGATAAATTATGAGTTATCAAAAAGGCGTTACGATATATTGTGACAATTTTATTGGCGAAGAAGAGAATCAGTGTTGTGCTTCTATTTCAACACCGTATTCTGATGTCAGAGGGGCAAGGTCTTTTGCCCGAAAAAATGGATGGAAATGTGATGGAGAGTGGGATTATTGCCCACTCTGTAAGGAAGAACTAAAGGTCGACTAATAATTGACCGAAATAAGGCCGATTTACGGCCAGAAAAAGGAGTAAGAAGATGAAAGAAGAAAAAATAATATGCCCATCTTGCGGGTATGACAGTGAAGGATATGCATCGTATCTTCCAGAGTGTCCGCATTGTGGGGAGGCGAATCCGTATCCAAATCTTATACCGCATCACCGTATTGTCAATCTTACCCCCCATAAGGTAACGTATTGGGAACGGCTTGATGCTCAGGATCATCCGCATGTCGTGGAAGAATACCCTTCGGAAGGCATCGCAAGATGCCAAGAAAAAATCAATCAGATAGGCGTCTATTACGATGCCTATGGGTATGATGGTAAATCGGCGACACCGCTGATTTATGAAACATCATACGGTAACGTAGAGGGGCTTCCTGAGCCCATGCCAGGAGTACTATTTATTGTATCAAGGCTTGTTAAACAAGCCGTACCGTACAGAGATGATTGTGTAGTGCCGTGTATGGTACTACGAGACACACAAGGATGTGTTATAGGTTGTATGGGATTTTCTCTATGAGGATTTTCTCTATGAATATTAAAAAAAATGAATGCATGTTTTGTGGAGAAAGGATTTTAGAAGGAGTATTCTGCTCAGAGCAATGCAAGAATTTAGCCATTTCTGAAGCTGAGGATATAGACAGGAGAATTTATTTTCTTTTCGGAAAAAAATCAAATTATTGTCAAAGAAAACTTACTAAGATGTTTGACGAGATGTCAACTAAAGAAGAAAGAGGAGAAGATCAATGAAAAAAGTAGAGTTATCATGGAGTGAGGGTGATACAGATGTCATTATTTTGGTGGATGATGATCCGCTGAAAATTCTGACGTATGAATTTGACTCGGATGCCGTGCATGATTTTTGTATAGCAGGGCAACTATATTATCGGTCAAAATCTGGGTTATCTGGGGCGGGTTGGGTTCCTGCCAATGATGTCTTAAAGTTGGGATGGTATCGCGTAGACATTCCTAGGCAATCTCCCGTTAATGTTGCATCAATTGGGGATGGTCTTTATATGTGGATCCCAATTCGGGGTCACAAGGGGATAGATAAAAATTATCCAGTAGTTATATCAGACCGTAAAGACAAAGTATGGTTTTTACCAGTGAATTTTGTGCAACGCAACATTTCTTCCCTCATCCAAAGTCTCGATGTCGCAATGTCGAATGATTGTTTGACCGCAAAACAGATTCCATTTACTTGGCTTGTGCCTGAGCGACCACCATTGCTTGAAGCTCGACGCTTCGATACTAACGAAAATAACGAATTAGTGGATGTATCTTATGAGTGTACTTTATATACGATGGAATCTACTGCTTCAAGACCTTCAATTAGTAGATTTCTTAATTTGGAAGAATATACCATTCCTACTCATCAATGGTTGGGCAGCCTTGCTAGGCCACAAACAACGTGGATGGAAAATTTAGGTATTTATCAGGTTTTAGATGACCAGTGGGTTGTAGTTGGAAAAGAAGGTTTGATAGAGCATACTCTTTCATCGGACCCTCGCATGATAGATGGCGGGGAGATGTGTCATGGGTGGGCATTTGAAGGCGATGGTTTAGTTTGGCGTAGTACTTTTGATGGTATAAACACTAATATTTATGCCATAAAAGAAATTCCTAGTAGCCGCATTTCTGATGTGCATGATGTGCAGAATGATAATGATGAGGAATATATAGCGCATGAAATTACCATTAGCGAATATCAGTGGAAAGTGATGACGTCACAGGATCGTCATGCCATGATGGATAAAAACCTAAAAAAAAAGTTGACAAAGCATTTTTGATGTCTTAAAATCAGTATAGATGCTCAACAAGATGTTGAGCGAAAGGAGAAGAAAGATGAAAAACCTGATAGGGTATGAGGCAATTGATTTCAAGCGTAGTAATTCAGATTCAGTGCTCTGCAAATATGCAGACCCCATAGAAGACGCGCGTTATGACATCTCAGTAGCAGATGCTGAGGAAATCGCCAGCGAAGACCCCAGTCTCATCTTTATCTATGTCAAGCCAACGGAATTTCTAGTTTATATGGATGCGCCTCGACATTGGGCTGTAGCCGCTGTCGATCTGGATGATGATTTGAGTTGGGCGCGAAATTGTAACGGGGTATTCAAAAACCCCAAAGACGCGGAAGCCCATGCTGCGCGATTGAATGGATAGAATTGATCCCGTCTACCCGTTAGCAATGTCGGTGGAATGTCGGTGGAATGTAGGCCGATTCGGCCATAACAAAGGAGATAAACTATGAAAATTTATGCAACAATGCCAACATATAGCGTAGAAGAGGATTGGATTAAGGGTTTGCTACTATTCGGTTCAGATTACGCGCGTGCGTATCTGCGTGTGTATAAGAGTCGAGACGATAACTGGCACATGATAGGACATGAAGAAAAATCCTCTCTAATAGAAGAGAAAATGCCTTCTCCATCCGACGGCGGATGGCAGAATAAACCATATTTAGTTATGGCTCCTGATATTATGGCAGTGAAAAATGATGCGCTGGGACGAGTATGGCGAGCACATGAGGCGTATGAGAGTCGATCTCGTAATACGACGTTGGTTAGGTATCGAGGTGTCAGTAGCGATGTGTACGGCTACGAGTATGTCGAGCTTATAGTCGGCGAGAAATCATCATTCATAGATTTATCCATATGCTCAGAATGGTCCGATGGCGATGTATCCTTTGAGGATATTATAGAGTTTTTATATCAATGAACCAGATGATTAATTTTATTGGGATTGGGTAAATAAAAAGTATTTGAAGATATTTTATTTTTTATTTATAATCTCTCTTATGAGAGAATTACTTGATCGATTAGAAGAAAAAATTGCAGATATCGAGGATTCTGGTCTTGGTGGAAAATATTTTGAAAAAATATTTGTAAAGGCGTTGAATCTAATCGGTATGGAATTTATTGCTAATATAGCAAGTGGACCAGGATGGGATATTCATACCAGAGGGGATAAATGGTTGAAGTTGATATCTGATAAAGATGTAAATATTAAGGTTTGTGGAACTAAGTGGATGTTGTCTTCATCGGAGTTGGCAAAAATTTTGCCATGGGAAAAATTACCGGATGATTATGACAGTTTAAAATACGAAAAAAAGATTAGGCGTATTTTTGCACAAAAAAAAGTATCACAAATATATTTTTTGAAGCCAAAAACTCTTGATATACAAAATCAAATTATAATGGCTACAGAAAATGAAGATATTGATATTCTTAACAAACTTGTTGTTAAGAAAAATTTTAGGATAGAAAAACTTGGTAGAGGGTATGAAATAAAAATTCTTGATAATGGAAAAAGAATTACATCTGTTGCCATTATAAAAGATGGAAAGGTTTTCATGAGGAGTGAAAAGCCACGTAGTATTGGAGGTACAAATACTGTTGCTTTTAGATCACCTACACCCAAAATCAGTAAAATATCTAGACCTATTACTAAAAAAGAAAAACTTTAGAGAAAACTTAAAAAAAAGTTGACAAACTATTTTTAATGTCTTAAAATCAATGTAGATACTCAACAAGATGTTGAGGAGGAGACAATTATGGTTATAAAAAACAAATTTTCGAAACGTTGTGAGTGTTGTGGAGAGCAAGTTGGCGTGGGTGACGGTTTTGCTTTCGTTGAAAATGGTACTTGGCATACAGTTTGCAAATCAACAGCTTGTCATCGAAAACTTGGCGTAGACCAGAATAGAGATAATGTCCGTAAATTGACCGAGGATGGCAAGGTCATCATGGGGTATGACAAAAATGCTATTACTCTGTTGCGTTCTATGCCTGGGGCTCGATGGAATCCAGACGAAAAGCAC